TCTGTAGATGGATAAAAATTTAAACAATGAATTAGAAGATATGATGGCAAATGATATGGCTTATACATTCAGTAAAACCATAATGATGGCAAATAAAGAAAGTAGACAGATGATTAAAACAGCACAGAGATATGGGTTAAGTGAGAAACAAGCTGTGTTGATGCTTATGGAATTCAGCAGTATGCAAGGAATGGAGGACGAGTAATGTTCTGGATAGTATCAAGTGTCATATTAGGGGTCATACTTATAATAGTTTTATATGTTAACTCAAAACAAAGCGATATGATAGAAAAATTACTAACACAGCAAGAACGGTTACTTTCAAAATACATTGATTTAAAAGTAGACCTTATGGTTGAGAATAATAAGGAGGACATCAAATGAGGTACTTAAATTTATTGACCATAGTGTTAATGGTCTTGAAACTTACACACGTTATAAACATATCTTGGTGGTTAGTTTTAACCCCTACATTGGTTTATATTGTGCTTTTATTTTTGATATTTGTATTAGCTGTGGTACTTGAATATAAAGGTTATGGAGGTAAGTAATATGTTAACACTAGATCGTCACGACATTGGTAAACTTGAAAACTATATTAAAAACATTAAGCAGTACCGTAAGGAATTAAGATTCAGAGGTTATGAATTATTAGAGAACCACGATCCAGAAAACATAGGAGCTGGTAAATCCAACATGCCAGGTAATCCCATTGAGCGAGAAGTTATTAAGAAGTTAAACGATAAGAAATATAATAACCTTGATAACATTGTATCTAGTGTTGAACGCCTTATTGAAAACGTCGATGATGAGTCATTACAAATAATGAAGATGAAATATTGGAGTGATGCTTACTATACTTGGCAAGACATTGCAGATGAGTGTCTAATGAGTAGAACAGCTATTACTAACAGGCGTAATAATTGGTTAAACATTTTGGCAGAGTATATGGGTTATGTTTAAAGTCGGACATTAACCCTATAGATGTCATGTAAAGTTCGTGTTATATTATTAGAGTAAAGAATTATACCCATATGTGAATGGTTTTTAAATTTGATTGTAATACTATATTATGCTCGGTCTTGTGGGACAGAGGGTAAAATTAATACTGCATTGCTAGTACGGACATATTGTCCTGGGTATCGAATAGGCTTAAAAACGCTAATTGTACCTTTAAAGAACACGAGAGATACCGTGGGTAATAGTTGGTCCCGGCTGGTGACTTCTTCCAGTCCAGTATCTAACAACGTACATTCTTGATTTATTACTAACGAGCTAGTCACTCGTAAATGAGGCACATCATTCATATGGTGTGTCTTTTTATATGCACGTGTTCATACGCCGCAGAGATAAGGACACACACTATATACTACAGGCTTATGAGGTGGCGGTGAATAGGTGCGTGGTTGTAGGTGCAGGGTTTATAGGTCAGGCTTATGTACCGATAGCCTTTGTACCTGTAACCTTTATACCTATAGGGTTGATACCTTAATGGTCATACCTATATACCTTACTGGTTAATGCTTCCACACTGACCCAGTTAGTTTAAGAGATAGACGAGGGTAACACATACTAATGAAGATGATCAGTAAGAAACATATAACAATTGAATAAGTATTTGTTATTCATTGATGGAACATTATGTTGTTCAATATTAATACAAACTTTTGTTCTATCTTTGATAACAAACTAATAACAAATGTGATGAAAGATTATTCAATCTATTTGTTTAATCAAATGATTATGTTTGTGAAAGAAGTTGATTCATATTCCAAAGAAGAAATGTAATAAGATTAATTGTAATCAATTGATAAACTTTAATGAAAGTTATTGTGATGAACATAAAGAATTAAAGAAAGAATATAAAAAGAATTATGATTCATTTAGATATGAAAGAGATTCATTGTATATAACATTCTACAATAGTAAGGAATGGAAGGATGCAAGACGTTCGAGCATGTTACGTCATGATACCTTATGCCAAGAGTGCTTACGCAATGGGTCATACACCAAGGCTGATGTGGTCGACCATATAGCAGAGCTTAGAGATGATTGGGATAGAAGATTAGATCAAGATAATCTTGAACCTTTATGTCATGCTTGTCACAACATTAAAACTATTAGGGAGAAAGAAAACAGATTGTCTAATAAAGTAAAAGACGAACAAAAATAATACCCACACTATTTAATATACGGGTATTGAACACGACACGTCCCATTAAAAATTATTCGGGCGCCTTTTTAATTTGAAATTGAAAATAAAAATCTTCAAATCCCTTGTGGGAGTAAGGGGACAACACTTTTGACGGGTGAAACTTAAACGGGACAAAAACCGACCCGATACCATTACTCGAGTGCGATTCTAGAAATAAAGGTAAAATTGCGTACTATTTAAATCATTTTTTAGCAAAGGAGGTTAAAAACATGGGAAGAAATTTGAAATTACTAGCAGAGAATAAAGGGAACCTCACTGTTAAACAGCAAGAAGATAAGAAAACTGCGGAAAAATCCATGCAAGAGTTGGAACCATTGGAAGTAAATCCTCCAGATTGGTTAGATGGTACCGCTAAGAAGGAGTATAACAGAATAATCCCTCTGTTACAAGAACTACCCATCGCTAGTTTGGACTTAGCATTGGTTTCTGCATATTGTCAAGCGTATTCTGATTACCAACGTGCAACAGTTGAACTAGCAAGTGGAGAAACGGTGACTTTTACTGAAAGAGGTTCTAAAGTCAATCCATGGCATAGAGTAAAGGTCGATTCTTTCAATATTATTAATTCCATTGCTCCAAAGTTAGGTTTAACTATTGATTCACGTATGAAAATCTTCACACCTACTGAAAATAAGAAAGAAGAAGCCGACCCAATGGCTAGATTTGCCAAATGATAGATTACGAAAGAGATTATACAACAGAATACGCACAAGCAGTAGTCAATGGTGAAATAATGGCTAGTAATAAAAACATTCAGAGCTGTCAACGACATTTAGATGATGTTAAGAACCCTTTGTTGAATTATCACTTTGATTATAAAAGAGCAAACAGTGTAATTGATTTCTTCAGTGAGTTACCTGATCCAAAGAGTAGACAATTGTTGAAACTAGCAGGATATCAAACTTTTATTGTTGGTTCATTGATGGGGTGGAGAGATTCTGACGGTAATAGACGTTTTACAAAGGCTTATGTGTCGATGGCACGTAAGAATGGTAAGACTTTAACTATCGCTGGTCTCGCACTGTATGAATTATTATACGGTGAAGAACCTAGGGCAGAAAGATTGATTGGTTTGACTGCTAATAACAGAGACCAAGCATCTATTGCTTACAAGATGGTTAAATCACAATTAGAAGCTCTTAACTCTAGGTCACAATACACTAAAAATAATACTAAGATAACTGACAGTAGAAAGATCATTAATAATCTACTTGATGGTTCTGAAATAAGAGCTACCTCCGCTGATGCAGGAAGTCAAGAGGGTGAACAGTATTCTTTGGGTATCATTGACGAGTATCATATTGCTAAATCAAATGATATGTTGCAATCGATTAATAGAGGGCAAGTATTATTGAAATCTCCATTGTTAATAATCATATCCACAGCAGGTGAAGATTTAAACGTACCTATGTATGAAGAATATCTATATATAACACGTTTACTGAACAAAGAAATTAAAAACGATAATTATTTTGTTTATTGTGCTGAACAAGATTCAGAAGAAGAAATTCACAATTCTTCTACTTGGATAAAATCAAATCCTTTACTGGAAGTTGAAAGCATAGCAGAAGTTTTAAGAGAAAACATACAAGACGATGTTCAAGAAGGTATTGATAAGAACGATTTGAACAGTATCTTGGTTAAGAACATGAACTTGTGGAGACAAGCTAGTAAAGATACTTACATCAGAATGAATGATTGGCAAGAAGGATATACAAGTGAAGAATTTAACATAAAAGGCCGAGATGTTTATATAGGTGTCGACTTATCACGCAGCGAGGATTTAACAGCTTTATCTTTCATCTATCCTTTAGATGATAAAAAGTATTTTGTCGATTCACACGTGTTTGTTGGATTTAAGAATTCAATATATGAGAAATCTAAACGGGACAAAATCGATTATGAGAAATTAGTTAACACTCATATGGCAACGTTAACAAGTGCAAGTTCAGGAATCATTGATCCGGAACAAGTAGTTAATTGGTTGATTGATTTCATAGATGATAACGAGTTAAATGTCAAAGCCATTTGTTACGACCCTTGGGAATCAAGTTATTTTGTAACTAAGATGGAAAAAGAAACTGGACACCCTTTGATAGAAGTTGCTCAGAATTATAAAGCACTTGGTCCAGTGTTGAAACAATTTAGATTAGATGTGTTTGAGAAACGTATTAAACATAATAACAATCCTAACTTAAACCTTGCTATAGGTAATGCGATTACTAAAACAGATAACAATAACATGATGATATTAGACAAGAGAGCAAATAGACATAAAATTGATGCCCTTGTTAGTTTGATAACTGGTTATAGTCAAGCTATGGGTTATGAATTTGAATCAGATTTACAAGATTATATTCTATCCGATGATTTCGGATTTTAGGAGTGTTGTGTAATGGACAAAAAAGAGATGTTGGAAAATATATCAGAATTTTTAAATGAAAATGTTATTTATGAGAAATGTCATATAAGAGATTATGATCTCGAGGTAGAAAGAGAATATAAACCTGGTGGAAAAGATACATTGTTAACTATTCGAATTAATACTCAGGGGGGGGGTTTAAGATGAATAAAGTTAAATATTATGAAGGTAAATTAATAGGATTACGAAGCGATATCTCTTACTACAAACAATTATTAGAAAATGATAAATACAGAGTAGAAAGATGCGAAAGAGAACTAAAAGATCTAAATGAGTTATATAAAACGAGAAATGAGGTACTTTTAGATTTAAGAACTTCATTTGTTCATAATGATATTATCGATACCTTTGGTAAATCTAATTTCATTGTTTGTGAAATTAAAAATCATGAAGAAAAACTACAATCTATTCGTAATGAAAGAGACGAATTAAAAGAACAGATGCAAGAAATTAAAAAACGAGTTAAGAGACACAATTTAGAAATAAACAATTGTAAAGAAGCGATACCGGTAATCGAATATCTACTATCGGAGGCTAAAAAATGAACACTTTAAAAAAATTAAAACTCTTAGGAGCAGCGATTATCAATAATTTGATACCGTTGCTTTTTTTATTGGGTTTAATAGTTGTCAATACAGCCTGTTACATACAATGGGGATTGGTTACAGGTTTGATTGTTTCCGGTGCAACATCAATATTGATTGCTCTAATCCTTGCAGGTGAGAAATCCCAACAACCACCAGAGTGATGAATCAAAACTTTAAAGGGGGTGTTTAAAACTAATGGGAATTTTTTACGATACAAGGGCAAAAGTCGAACCATCGCAGTCTGACGACGCCTTGTTAAGCGCTTTTCCAAATCAATCGATACCAATATCATTATTGGGTTACAACGAGTATAAAGCGCTGAGAAATAGCGACTTGTGGACTGCTGTTACATTACTTAGTCGAGATATTGCAAAGCTCGATATAAGAGTAAAAGAAAATGGAGTGTATAAGGATAAAGACAGGTTGGAAATGATGTTGAACAAAACTCCTAATTCTTATATGAACGGTTATATGTTGAAATACGTAGTGATGATGAACGCATTACTCACTGGTCATGGTTATATTCATATTGAACGTAAAGCTGGACAAGCAAGTGAACTTACTCATTTAGCTACTAGCCGAGTTCAATTGAAAACGGATAGAAAAGGTCAATATTACTATGAAGTATCTCAAGATAATCGATCTATTGATGTGGAATATAAAGATATCATTGATATTAAACCTTTCACTTTAGATGGTATCAGTGCGTTACGTGTATTAGATGCTATTGAAGATGATATGGACACACAAAGGTTTACTAAGAACTTCTTTACTAAATTCTTTGCCAATGGTGGTCAAAACTCTGGATTACTTAAAGTTAAGGACGGAAAACTTAACCAAGAAGCAAGAAACAAGTTACGTGATGAATTTGTAAAGGCTAACGCAGGCGAAGATAACGCTGGTAAAGTGCTTGTGCTTGATTCAACCCTTGATTACGAACAATTGGAAATTGATAGCTCGTTGTTAGAGGTTATCAACAAGAACCAAACACCTACACGAGCGATCGCAAAAGCCTTTCAAATACCTTTGTCCAAGTTCGGTGTAGAGTTGTCCAATACTTCATTGAAAGATGTAAACAATGACTACTTAACTAACTGTTTAGGTGGTTACATGAAAACATGGGAAGCGGAATTGGATTATAAATTGATTTCAACAAAAGATAACTATAATAAAGAATTTAAATTCGATAGTAGTTCGTTCCGTAAGATTGATTGGGATGCGTTTATTGAAACACTTAATACACAGTTAGAAAAAGGCGCTATTACGCACGACGAATATCGTCATGAAATTGGCAGAGAGCCGTATCCAGACGGTGTTGGTGCTATACCACGCTTTGACCTTAACCATATCAGTGCAATTGTTGCTGACGATTATCAATTACGAAAAACATCAACGAATAACCAAGCTCCAAACCCTGATAATGAAGAATTACCAAACGATGACGCATTGAAGGGTGGTGATATTAGTGAATAACATAGAACTTCGTTCTACTGAAACAATTAAAGCCGTTGATAATGAAAAAATGATTGTCGAAGGTTACGCTTTACGATTTAATACATTATCAAATGACTTAGGTGGGTTTGTTGAGACTATAAACCCACAAGCTTTAGAAGATGCAGATTTATCAGATGTTAGATGTTTGATTGACCATGATCCAAGCAAAGTATTGGGTCGAACAACTTCTGAAACATTAAGTCTTAAAGTTGATGATGAAGGTTTATATTTCCGTTGTCGATTACCAGACACTTCATATAGTCGTGATTTGTATGAAAATATTCGTCTTGGAAATATTAACCAATGTAGTTTCGGTTTTGTTCTTGATGAAGATGGTGACACAGTTGAAAGACGAGATGACGGTTTGTTTAAACGAACATTAAACAGAATCAGAAGTCTATTTGACGTATCAATCGTGACTTATCCGGCGTACAACGATACGGATGTTGCCCCTGCTTTGAGAAGTATTGAAAAAGTTAAGGAAAAGGAACAAGAAGAAATCCGACAACGTGAACAAGAGCAAGAAGAACAAAGAAAAAGAAGTGAATTACTTAAATTGCAATTAGACTTACTCAAATTGAAGTAGGTCTATTTTTTATGCAAAAAATTGGGAGGTTTCAAGATGGAAGACGTTAAAGAGTTACGTTCATTACGTGCTGAACAAGTAGAAATTGCTGATAAAGCAATTGAAGAAGAAAAACCAGATGAAGCAAAAAAGGCAATGGAAGAAATTAAAAAATTAGATGAACGTATTACAAAAGTAGAAGAAGAAGTGGGATTGAAAGACAAAGAAGACAAAGGGGATGAACCGAAAGGAGATGACCCTGAATTTAAATCACAAGAACAAAAGGGAGAAACGAGAATGGGAGCATTTAAACCTGAAATTCAAACAGCAGTAGATAGTAAAAAAGAAGAATATGTACGTGGTTTAGCGCATTATATTAAAGCTGGTGAAAAACGTGACAACGTTATTTCTGATGACGTTGGTGTAATCATTCCAGAAGCAATTTCATATATTGCAGAACATGAGATTAAAACTGTTCAAGACTTATCAACATTGGTAAATAAAACATCAGTTAAAAATCCATCTGGTAAACACCCTATTGTGTTACGTGCTACAGCTAAATTCAACACCGTTGAAGAACTGAAAGAAAACCCTGAACTTGCTGCTCCAGAGTTCGAAGAAATCGATTGGAAAGTAGACACATATCGTGGCGCTATTCCTTTATCTGAAGAAGCAATTGCAGATAGTGCTGATAACTTGATTCAATTAGTTTCAACTAACATTCAAGAACAAAAAATCAATACTTTAAATGAAAAAATTAGTGCAGTATTAACTTCATTTAAACCTAAGACAGTTAAAGGTTTAAACGATCTTAAACAAATAATCAATGTTGATTTAGACCCTGCTTATGACCGTCAAATTATTTGTTCACAATCTTTCTACCAAGGTTTAGATACATTAGTGGATGGTAATGGTCGTTATTTATTAAATGATTCAATCATTAACACTGCTGGAAACAAAGTACTTGGTATGAATCTAACAGTAGTACGTGATGATTTATTAGGCGCACAAGGAGAAGCAAACGCATTTATCGGAGATGTAAAACGAGGAGTATTCTTCGCAGACCGTGCTGATGTTAACTTATCTTGGAATCAACACAACATCTACGGTCGTTATTTAATGGGAGCTTTCCGTTTCGATGTTAAAAAAGCGGACGAAAACGCAGGATTCTTTATTACTGCTGATTTTTCTGATGCTCCTGCAGAAGCACCGGAGGGTGACTTAGGAGCATAGGAAATGAGGGGATGTGATTGAATCTTGAACAGTTGAAGTTACATCTACATGTAACACATAAAATGGAAGACCCCCTAATTGAGATGTATAAGGAATGGGCAGAATCTGAAATAAAAGATTCTGTCTACCCTGATGATGAAACAAGAGATGAAGATTTTTTCAAAGATAATAAGATTTTTGAACGTGGTGTTTTCTTATTAACTTCCCATTATTTCCAAAACAGGTACGCATATTCGGACATTGATTATAAACCAGTTCCCGATGGTGTACTTGGAACTATACAAAAGTTGAGAGGGGCTTATCCTTATGAGAGTTGATGCGATGCAAGATTTTGTAACATTTCACTCATCTGAAAATAACAGTCCTTATCCAGGTATGGGTGGAAAAGTGGAAGTTTTTAGATCATGGGGAGAAATTTATGAACCGTCTAGTAAAGATATTGAACTAAATAGTTTAGAAACTTCGACTATTAGTGTAACGCTTATTATTCGTAATGTTTATCCAGAGTTTGTTCCAAAGGTTAAACAAACTTTCACTATTGAAACCGGTATGTATCAAGGAACTGAATTCAACATTAAAAGTGTTGCTCCTAAAGAGCAGAACACTATCAAGATAGTAGGTTCTGAGATATCGGCGTAAAAATAGAAGGTTTGGAACTCATCGAAAAAGATATATACCGTAAATATAATAGAAGAAACATGGATAAAGCGGAGAAAAGAGCAATTAAAGCTGGTGGGAATTTTATAAGAAACAAAGTCGCTACAAACTTGTATCGTTATAGAGATACAGGGGAATTAGCTGTAGGTACAGATTTAAGAGACCCTAAAAAAGTGGGACAAGAAATGATAGCCAGTCTTTATTGGCGAGGAGAACATCAAACTTTAGCATTTATAAATGAGCATGGTCACTATCTTAGAGACGGTACATTTTTCAAACCAATGGGTGCGGGATCTGTTAACACTGTTTTGAGATATTACAGCGACCAATATTTTGACATCGTTAAAAGGGAAATGGATAAACAATGAGGGATTTATTCCTAGAAATACACAATGCATTGTTAGATGATCCTATCGTTTCTCAACACTTTAAAAATGGGGATATTGAATTTTTTATTCATCGAAACGCTAATGACATTTCAGATAATGTGATAGTCATTGATGAGGTGTTTAGCCCTACAGCAGCAGATTTTGCAGACGATAATCCACTAACTTACGATTATCTTTTACAAATAGATTTGTTCATAAAACAAAAGAATAACCAAGTAAACGGCTCCTTACTATGTAGGGAGCTTATTTTACGTGTTTCAAAAATCATGTGGGAACAATTTGGATTTGGAGAATTTAATTCTTTCAAACCAGATTATTACCCTGACTTCAATCTTTATCAAGCATCAAAACAATTTAGGGGCAAAAAATATATAAACAAGGGGTATTTATAATGGCTAAACAATATAACTCATTTACTGGTTTAAAAGGTTTTAAATACAAAGTAGAAGGCGAAGACGTTAAAGACGTAGAAGCTATTGAGTATTTACAAGAAGTATCAGTATCAAAAGAACAATCAATTGAAAAAGCATATGGGGACAATACTGTAGCAGAAATGGCAGTATCAAACGGAACAATTGAATTAGAGTCAACATTCCACCATCTACCATTATCTGACCGAGTTAAATTATTCGGTTTATATGAGGATGAGGATGGAGCTGTTTATGTTGGAGACGATACTCCACCATACGTTTCAGTAATCTTTGAAAAAACAATGGAATCTGGAGCAGTTGAATATGTAGGTTTACCAAAAGGTATGTTTACATTCCCAGAAGTTGAAGGACAAACTAAAGAAGACGGTGTTGAGTTCTCTCAAGATCAATCAACTGGTGAATTCATGCCAACTGACATTCCAGGTGTAGAAGGTAAAAAAGCAATGATCTTAGGTCGTGACGAAAAAGGCGAAACTAAGATGCGTGATGCTATTTATCAAAAAGTATTTGGTGTTGCTCACCCTGACAGTGAAGAAAGTACTCCGGAAGAAGAATTGGGTGCATAATACACAGGAGGTTTGATTATGGCTAAGAAAAAGTACGAAGTCTTACACAAATTTATTGATTTGCAAGATAAAAACAAGACTTATGAAGAAGGAGATACGTTCCCTAAACCTGCTAACAAAAAGATTAGTGAACAACGTATCGAAGAATTATCAGGTAATGATAATAAAAGAGGTAAAACATTAATTAAAGAGATCGAGCAAGAAACGGAACAAGAAATTGAAGAATAGTAAATGTTAAGGGTCATCACTTTGTGGTGGTCCTTTTTCTTATGACAAAAATAAATTAAAAAGAGGTAATTGTACATGACAACTAAAACAAAACAAATGAGTATCGAATTAATTCAAGACGTTAACGAAAATGGAGAACTAGTTACAAAAGAGTATCAAACACCTAAATTTATTCCATTCAGTAAATTGATGAAAGCAACTAAAAAATTAGAAAAATTAGAAGATAAATCAGAAATGGAAGCAATGGACGAAATGATGCAAGTTATTTGTGATTTATATAACAACCAATTCACAACAGAAGAATTAATGGACGGATTACATGCTCCTGATGCTGTTCGTGTTATTAGAGAAAACATCGAATTTATCTCCACTGGTGAATTACCTAAAGCAGAAACTAAAAAATAATGAAACGAGTGATTGACGATGAAAAGTAACTGTATTGAGTTTGTTACTCAATTTAATTCATCGGGTGAACCTTCAAAGTGGGAGACGTTCAACACTCGTCCCTCTTTGAAACTATCCCTCGTATATGAATGTGTTTCTTTTCTTTCATCTTCAAATAAAAATCCTAGTTTACATGAAATACACCAGTTACTTGACCTTGTCGTAAGGATCTATGATGAACAATTTACTAAGACTCAACTTATCGATGGTCTACCGATTAATGAATCGATGGTATACCTGTATGAACAGGTGATATTCGTTGCAAGCGGTCAGAGTATCGATGAAAAAGTAGAAGATTCTAAAGTGAAGCAAACCACTGTTTCTAGTTGGACAGATTATAAAAATAATTTGAAAGCAACTATACAAGACATGGTTAAAGAAGGTGGTCAAGATATAAACAATGTTTTGAACATGCCTTTTTTCTTCGTATTCGATGAATTAAACGGAGAAGCTAAGAAGAAAAATCACAAGGAATCAATGATTGATGCGTTTATGTAAAGGTAGGTGAGAAAATGGCAGAAGATATTAGAAGTATGCGAATAGAAGTCTCCATGAGGGATCTAGGTGTAGAAAGAACAGTCGGACAGATTAAACAATCTTTCAAAACGTTAAAATCAGAAGCTTTGAATTCAACAAGAATGTTTAACAGGTCTGAAAAGTCTGCATCTGGTTATTACTATCAATTGAAGAACTTGAAAGTAGCGCAAGCTAATTTGAAAAATGAGCTTAAAGCTGCAACTAGAGAAGAAGCTAAGATGGTTGAACAACACGGGGAAAATAGTACGCAGGCTTTAAGAGCGAGTGAAACTGTTTCCAAGTTAAAAGAAGAAATTAACTACATGGGTCATCAAATTACCCAAACTACTAATGAGATGAAACTGTTTAAGAAAAACCAAGCAATTGATAGTTCAAGTTGGACTAAGGCTGGTAATACTTTTAGTTCAATGGGTGATTCAATAAAGTCAGTATCTACCAAGATGGGTGACATGGGTCGTTCGTTTAGTAACAAGATTACCAAACCTGCTTTAGTTGCTGGCGCTGCAGTTGGTGGTATTACAGCTAAACTTGGTTTTGACAGACTTGTTGGTTTAGATACTGCAAAAGCAAAACTTGAAGGTTTGGGTTATTCTACAAAAGAAGTTGGATCGATTACTGATCAAGTAACCAACGCCATTAAAGGTGGTATGACCACAATGGCAGAAGGTACTGACGTTGCAGCAGGTGCTTTAGCAGCAGGAGTTAAAGAAGGTAAAGATTTAGAGAAATACATCAAACTTGTAGGTGATGCAGCAGTTGGTGCTAACCGACCAGTGGCTGATATGGCAATGATATTTAACCGTGTGCAAGGTCAAGGTAAGCTCATGACCCAAGAATTAAACATGGTTGAAGAAGGTATGCCAGGCTTTAGTAACGCTATGGCAGAACACCTTGGTGTTTCTTACGATGCGTTTAGAGAAATGGTTACTAACGGTGAAGTTACTTCAAACGACTTCTTAACTGTAATGGATGATTTCGCTGGTGGAATGGCCAAAGCCTATTCCAAATCTTGGCAAGGTATGGTTCAGAATACTAAAGCCTATATAGGACAAATCGGTGAAGGTTTATTAAGTGGAACATTTGAACAAGCTAAAGGTTCATTACATGAGTTTGAAAAACTACTTAGTTCAGATGCTGCACAAAAATGGGCGCAGGAAACTGGTGTGAAACTTGCTAATGCGTTTACTACTATTGCCAATGGTATTAAGGGTGTACTTGATTGGTGGAACGGTCTAGGCGGTACTACTCAGAAAGTGTTGGGTGGTATTGTTAAATGGTCGGCTTTAACACTGGTCGCAGTTGGTCCGATGTTAACCATATTCAGTAAATTAGGTCTTGCTATATCGGGAATGTTTGGTCCAATGACAACTTTAATGTTAAACATGGGTAAAATTTCCGGTGCGATGAAGACTGGGTCTACATTTGCATCTGCATTTGCTTCAGTGTTTCCTAAATTATCTATGGTTCTAGGGGCGTTAACTGGACCAATAGGTTTAACAGTTTTAGCTATTACAGGTTTAGTTACAGCCTTTGTCATCGCATACAAAAAATCAGAAACATTTAGAAATATAGTCAACGGTGCAATTCATGGTGTGGTTGAAGGGTTTAAATTACTTTGGTCAGGAATCATGACAGTGTTGACCCCAATTGGACAAGCTATTAGCAAATTTGGACAACAAATTGCTAAGACATTTGGCCAGTTCTGGGCAGAGAATGGTCCACAATTTATGCAAGCTCTGAACAATATTAAGACTGGATTTGTAGTTATGTGGACTTTCATACAACCAGTACTATCCCAAATAGGTTCATTATTTAAGACAGTGTTTGGTGGAATCCTCTCCTTTATCCAATTTATAATGCCTGCGATACAAGCTATTTTTAGAGTAGGTTGGTCTTTAATTAAATATATTTTTGTTTCAACGTGGCAGGCTATAAAAGGCGTAGTCATGGGTGGACTAAACATAATCATGGGCTTAATCAAGGTGTTCTCAGGATTATTCACTGGTGATTTCAGTAAAATGTGGGAAGGCGTAAAACAAATATTCTTTGGAGCTTTCAAATTCATTTGGAACTTAGTACAACTTTGGTTTGTAGGTAAAATCTTTGGTGTATTCAAACTAGGATTGAATCTAATCAAATCAATAGTTAAAGGTTCTCTAGGTTCTGTGAGAGGTACATTCTCTGGAATACTAAGTTCTATTTGGGGAATCGTGAAGAAAATTTTCACTTCCATTTGGAATTTTATTAAGTCAATTTTTACAAACATTGCTAATTTTACTAGGAACATTTGGAATTTAATCAAACTATTAGTTACCAATCCGGTAAAAGGTATCAAAACTATTGTATCTGCCAATTTCCAATTACTCTCTAAAATAGTGAGATCAATATTCTCAGCTTTATCTAAAGTCATTGGCACAATTTGGCGGGGAATTAAAAATACAGTAGTTGGAATTGCAAAAGCGTTGTACAACACAATCCGAAACAGGTTCCAATTATTAAAAGATATTGTGTCTAAAATCACAAAGTCTTTAGGTAACGCTCTAAAAGCAACTTGGAACTGGATTAAAAACACAATTGTTGGATTAGCAAAATCTTTATATAACACAGCTAAATCTGTGTTCACTACCATGAGTAAAGTATTGCGTTCAATTACTTCAACTTTATCTAAAGTAGTGAAGTCAATTTGGTCTGGATTGAGAAACGCAGTTGTTAAAACGATTCGAGCATTGTTCAGCACTGCTAAGTCAATTTTTAATTCTATAAGAAAAACTTTAACAAATATTACTCAAGGTTTAAAAAATGCAGTGACCGGTAAGTGGAAAGCGCTCAAAAAATCTATCACTGATTTAGCTACAGGTGCTAAAAACGGAGTAGTTAACGGGTTCAAGGCTATGTACAACAAAGGCGTAGAGTGGATGAACAAACTGAAAGGTTTCATCACTGATGCTAAAGATGGATTCAAGAAAGTTGCTACTGATTTAGGTAAAGGTGTAGCAAATGGTGCTATATCTGGACTCAATGCTATGATCGATGGTATTAACTGGTTATCAGATAAGATAATGAAGAAAAAACTTATTAAAAATAAAGTTAAAACATTATCAACTGGTACAGGAGCGAACCCAAATGTTTCAACCGACTCACAAGGACGTTTGACTAGACCAACTAAAGCTATTGTTAATGATAAAGGTTTAGGCAATGCAAACGGTCCAAGAGGTCACAAAGAAATCATTCATCGTAAGAGTGGTAAAATAGAAAAACCTGTTGGAAACAATAAACGTGTAAACCTAAGACGTGGAGATGCTGTTTACAGTGGTATGCAATCTAAATCAATCATGCCACATCTTTCAACTGGTACTGGTGCAGACTTATTAAAACGTGCTAAAAAACATAAACACGGTGACGAAGTTCACGGTGACATGTATGTTCCAACGAATTCAGGTCACGGTGGTGGCGGAGGTTGGGACTGGGTTGTTAAAAACACAGGTAAAGCCTATAACAGTACTAAAGAAGGACTTAAAGCAGCTAAAGATAAAATTGGCAAAGCTATCGGCGATGTTATGGACTATGCTTCCAATCCTGGTAAATTAGTAGACAAAGTTCTTAAACAATTTGGTGTAGATTTCTCTAGTGTCAAAGGCGCTATGGGAGATACAATGTCGTTCGGTTATAGTGGGTTAAAAAAACTTGTGAAAGATAAAATCACAGGTTGGTTCGATGAAATGGAAGGTGGCGACGGTGACGGTGGTTACATTGACTTGTCACGTGGTATTAACTTCGGTTTCGCTAGAACTGCAGCAGAAGCGGCAGCGAATGGTTATCCGTTCCCAAGAGCCCATCACGGTTTAGATATCAACTATCCTTATGGTACTAATGTTTATTCTACTGTATCTGGTAAAGCTACAGCTAAATCCGGATGGAACGGTGGTTTCGGTAACAGCATGTGGATCAAATCAGGTATCATGGATGTTATTTATGGTCACTTAAGTAAACTTCAATTTAGTGGAACCAAATCTGTTAAACCTGGTACTTTATTAGGTAAATCAGGGGGAGATCCTGCTCGACAAGGAGCGGGAGCAGGTAGTTCAACTGGTCCTCACTTACACTACGAGATGAGAAAGAATGGAGTTCCATTTGATCCTACAAATTGGTTGAAGAAAAACAATGGTGGCGGTAAAGCTGGTGGTAAGTACGCTAGCACAATTAAGAAAGCATTAGGTATGGCTGGATTACCACAAACTGCTAAATACATCAAAGCATGGCAGAGTCAAGCTAAGACAGAATCTACGTTTAACCCTAAAGCTAAAAACCCATCTGGTGCATCTGGTTTAGTACAAGTTAAACCTGCTACATTTAATCAGTACAAGTTACCTGGACATGGTAATATTTGGAATCCGTTGGACAACCTAATTGCTGGTATGAGATACGCTAAAGCTAGATATGGACCTAAGAAAATGCTTAACCAAATTGGACACGGTTTACCTTATAAAACAGGTGGCGTTATAAATCAAGCGGGCACTTATCATCTTGCAGAGGATGGACATAGTGAAGTAGTTGTTCCACTTGATCCAAGTCGTGCAAGTGATGCGATGAAACTTATCACGTATGCGCAAAGTAAGATTAAAGATAAGAAAAATAAAAAACCTAATCAAATGCCTAATAATTATGGTAATGATAAAGGTTACGATAACAACACACTGTTACAAATGTTAGCACAACAAGTACAAAAACAAGATAAACAAATAGAATTGCTTACTAAACTTGTAACATCAACTCAAAACATCGAGCAACAACCTAAAGGTTATGATACGGACGATGTGTCACATGGTTTAGGTAAGAAAGCTAGAAGCAAGCAGTTTAATTTCGGGATGTCATAATGGAGGTAAACAACTTTGAAAAAAACAGTAAGAATGTTTAATGATTCCTTTGAAGAAGTGTTAACCGATATTCCAAACTTAAAGTTTTTAGATTTTGATGAAGAAGATGTAGAAGTAGTAGTTAACTCACAAGAAATGAAAGGACGAGATGGAGTAGGGCTTTTAGGTCCTGCTACATTTGGTTCATACTCTTTAATACTACGATTCTTCTATAAAGGTCAAGATACTAAAGATTACAATTTATTAAAGCAAAAACTAAGGGGTCTCATATATAGGAGAGACCCTTATTTTATTGTTCATTCAGATATGCCAGGTAAAAAGTACGCTGTCTATGCATCAGAGAATGCTATAGAAGATATCGGTACTAGATACGGTACATTTGAAATGAAATTTGTTGTATATAAAGGTTATTCAGAATCACTTTTAGACACTAGTCAATTCAGTTTAAGTAAAACTGATAAGTGGCAATTTGAGGGTGGTTATTTATCTGATAGCAATGTTAAATACAAACACACAGCATCAAGTTTTAAAATCTATAACGGTTCAACAGATGCAATTAATCCAGTGTTGGGTTATGAAATGCAAATTAAAATTAATGTTGATGCTCCTAGTGGTTTTAAGTTAATCAATAACACTACTGGTGATGTATTTGAATATAAGAAAGCTATTAAGAAGAACCAACAACTTATTATAGATGGGGTACATCCACTGATAAACAATAAAAGAGTTGGAGCAGATACAAATTGGGGTTGGATTACTTTAGATAAAGGATTTAACGATATAGAAATAACAGGCAAGAGCTTAGAAAACACAACAATAGAATTTATATTTAATTTTGTATATAGGTAGGTGAAAATATTGTATCAATTAATTCTAACAAATAGAAAAGGAACTTTAGCAGAAATCATTACAGATTTTGATTATGGTTCTTTCAAGTATGAGTATTCTAAGAATGATGAGAGGTCAATATCTTTCACTGCCTATAAAACAAATAAAACAGGAGATATTTTTGATTCAATAGTTAATGAAATGCTAGTTATATACCAAGGTCAAAAATATGTAATTAAATCTACTGATATTAAATATGATGGTGCAATGGTAAGTGTAGAAGTCACTGCTAAACATATATTTATGGAATTCCAAAATCACTATGTTCAAAAGGATATAGAAGATGAAGAACTAAACAGTGAAGAAGATACAAACGGAACAGGTGAAGAATCTAAACCTACTATGACCTTAGAACAATATTTAGATTTCGGTTTTAAAGGTAACAAAATAGGATTCACATATGAGATTAAAGGTAAGTTTAATAATCGTGTAGCTGTAGATGAGTTAGGTAATAAAAATGGGATGGAGTACCTTACAGAAGGTGCAGAACTATTTGGCTATATCTACTATGCAGATAATAAAAAAATCTGTATATATGATGAACAAACTTTCTATGAACTATCTCAGGAACCTATTATATATAAGTTGAATAATGACGAAGTACAGGCAACTGTTACAACTACAGAACTTAAAACTTATATACAGGGTTATGGTAAAAAGAAAACTAAATCAGAAACTAAAAACTATAACCCAATTAAACCTACAGATTTAAGTTACTCAGGAACCTTTATCAAAGATGGTACTTGGAGAACTGAAAAGGTTGGTGCTAGTTACACGAAAACATTTAACTGTAAATGGGGCAATGAAACTCTCGAATGGACGTTAAAGAAAATGTCTAAAGGTGGAGTGCTTGATGTTTATTTAGATGATGAACATATAGATAGATATGAGTGTTATAGCAAAACAGCTACTAGTGAAAAGATAATTATAGCTAAAGGTTTGAAGAAAGGTAATCATACATTTAAAGCAGTATTCAGAGGTAAGAAAACAGGTGTAGATTATAAGAAATCTGAACCATGTATGTATGTTGGTACTGAGAAATCTACTGTACTAAACCTTACAGCAGTACTTAAAGGTTTAGATGTATATAATGCTTATGCTGAATATAAATCTCCAAACTATGAAGTGTTTGGTCATGCAGAAGCTCCTACAGTCTTTGATGATAATGCATTAGATAAAGCAGAACTATTAGAGAAACTGAAATCAGAGTTACAGGATGAACCTACTGTAGAGGTATCTACTAACTACTTAGGTAATTGGGATATCAAAGATAATAATTCCATGAAATTCATTCATACACCTTTAGGATTTAATACTGAACTCAAAGTAGTAAGTGTTACTAGGTCACACCCATATTTAAATGAACCAGTTGAAGTAGAATTTAGTAATGCTAAAGCAGACTTTATACAGATACAACAACAGACAGCTAGAAGAATGAAACAAGTAAATAATCTGATTAAGAGAGGTTCATTAGGTGGAACCTCTTTTTCTATGCCTGAAAATTATTCAGATATTGTAGGGGTGACGTTAATAGATGGCTGAAATTAATCACAGATATTTAAAGGATAATGATGGAGATACATTTTATCCAGTTACACATATAGATGCTGTACAAGGTATTGACCAAGAAAGTACAGATAATGCTTTAACCGATATAAACGATAAGATTAACCAAATGAATACAATGATTGATAGTGCTAATAAAACGATAGCTGCACAAAAGAAAGTCATTGATAGAAACAAGGAGATCATAGATTATTTTGATATAGCTATTGGAGACATGGTTGGAGATACAGGTTGGATTGATTACCAAGTACATCCAAACAATACAAAAAATTATATAAGTACAGGTTCTCCTTGCGCTATACGAGAGGTTAGAGTCGGCAATACTTTAATCCCACATTATTTTACTATACGGTCAATCAGAATAAATATTGGAAAAATTAATCACAACCAAGTTGTTGCTCAACTCCCACAAGGGTTCACTAAAGACACGGTTTCATTTGTTCTTAGAAGTACAGGAAGTAAAACCCCAATTGAATTCTCAATAGAAAAAGATAACAGTGTGAAAGCATATCTATATGGAAATGATAGTGATTTATGGGCTTACGGTGAATACACTTGGCTAGTATAGAGATAAGGAGCAAAAATAGATGAGATTATATTTAGATTTCCCTATAGAATTAGGGCAAGAATACAGATATAAAACAGTCGATAATTTCAAAAACATCTTAGATAGCTTTAAAGCTGTTAAAAAAGACTTTGAATATCATAGGACTGAAGAACAACACGCACACAATGCTAAACAGATTGATTATAAGCTCTCAAATGTTCATGATGAATTACAGTATCAAGATGGACGTATTGAGGGCTTAGTTAAAGGTCATAATGGTGATGGTGTAGAAGAAATTAAAGATAGTAGAACAGCTTTAGATGGTACTAATCATCCTATACTATCTCAACGTCTAAAGTATGATTTTGAAATCATTAAGAACAAGATGGAAGAAAACTTTGATTATCTTAATAAGAAGATTGAACGTATTGTTAATGTGAATGATTACGGTGCAGACCCGACAGGTAAGGAAGATTCTACACAAGCTTTCCAAAAGGCTTCAAGAGGTGGAAACGTACATGTTCATATGACAGCGGGGACTTATAAAGTAACTGGAGTTAAACTACCTAACAACACTGTATTATCAGGTGAAGGTAAAGACGTTACTTTTGTTAGACTTGCAGATGAAACACCTGCTGAAAACATCGCTATTACCAATGAAGATATGTCGGGGCAAGCTCATAATATCGGTATTAAAGACTTCACAGTTAACGGTAACAAGTGGAGACAAGATAAGAAATTAAAACCTATGGGGGGTTCATTATCTTCAAACGTTAGGTTTGCAGGCGTTAAACATGGTTTTGCAAGCAACATAAAATCAGTAGATGCTTTACTTCATGGGTTCGATGTTACTTATGCGAGTGATCCATACTTTTATGAAGGTGATGGTGTACGCGTAAATGAAGAATTAGAAAGTAAGTATATTCACATTGATAACTGTGAAGCTAGTGGATTTGGCGATGATGGTATTACTACCCACCATTCAAGATATTTAGTTATCACTAACAACTATTGCCACCACGCAACAGGCGGCGGTAACAATAACGGAATTGAAATCGACGATGGTTCCCAACATGTAATGTTAGATAATAACATGACTGAAGAAAACTATGGTGGTGTGGAAGTTAAAGCCCATGGTAATTCATCTGCTCCTAATAACGTTATGATTTCTAATCATATGTCTATTAAAGATTCACGTGCTTATAATATTAGACACATTGGCCACCACAGAGCAGGAGACCCTATTTCTAAGACAGCTCACAGTGTCATATTAAATAACTGTTCAGCTATCACGCCATATGACAATAAAGTATATCCAGGAACAACACCACGTGCATTAGTTATCAGTGGTTACAGAAACGTACAAGTTAACGGTTATACTGCAGTTGGAGATGGAACGTATACAGCTAACATGCCAGTTGTAGCAGTACAATTTATGTCTAACAACATCATGCTGAACAACATAAATATTACTGGATTTAAGAACTCGCAAGCTGATATTAAAGTGTTCGGTGGCTCAAACAGAGGTAAGAAAATCACTATTAGTAACGTTAATATCTGGAATTCATCAGCAAATAGAGGTATTGCTGGTGGTGGCGGTATTTATGATTTACGTATTATCAACGCTAGCTTACAAGGTCAAGGAACAGGTAATGGTGTAGAACTTTATAATAATACGGCAGAAGTCATTGGCGTTAATGCAGAGAATTATAATAATGCTGCATATATCACTAATAAAGCTTATAGAGTTGTTCCAACAGCAGTTAAAGGTGGATTTAGTGGTGGTTCTACTGGTGCAGCAGCAGTTGCTGAACGTTCATCAGTTATAGCATCAACAGGTGGTTCATATGCTCATAGTGATCGTTCTTGGCTAGCTGGTGTCGGTGCAGGTTCTCATGCTCACGGTTCTCGTAGTTCAGTCATGAACTCTTTAGAATCTGAAACATTACCTGGTGCGTATTGTCAGACAATCGTTAATAGTCGTGGTGTTAAATCACCTGGTAACTATCATTTCTTATTAGGTTATGGTACTGATGGCGCTAAATATGAAAACACTACGGTTGATATTTCTACAATTAGTGGTGGAATTAAAACCAAAGGTACAGTATCATCCGGTCAAAATTTTGGTGACTATGCAGAGTACTTTGAATCACAAAGTGGTCAAGAAATTAAAAATGGTTATATAGTCACTTTAGATGGGAGATATATTCGTAAAGCTAACTCAAATGACACACCTATCGGCGTTATATCTGGAACAGCCGGAGTTATTCTTGGTGACCAAATGTTCCACCACAAAGATAAGTTCTTAAAAGATGAGTTTGGTGTAACGCAAACAGAATTACAAACAAAAGAGTGGCAAGATGATGAAGGTAATTGGTATTCAGAAGAAGTAGATGTTCCAATTCCTAATCCTGAATATGTTGAGTATGATGATGAATACATTGACCGTTCTAACCGTCCAGAATGGAACGTTGTAGGGTTGATGGGTCAAGTTTATACACGTATTGATTCGACAGTATCAGTCAATGACTATATCAAGCCTAATAAAGGTGTAGGAACAAAAGATAATAACAATGGCTTTTATAGAGTGTTAGAAATCACGACACCATACGACAACGAAAAAGAATACGGCGTAGCAGTCGTGTTAGTAAAATAAGGAGTGATTATGTGGATAACGGAATAGATAAAAAAGCCTTATTTAAATTAAAGTCTGAACCATATTTAAAACCAATCTCTGATTTAGGGGTTGGTTTTTATAATTTAGATGAAAATACAGCAATATTGAGATTTCAATTAAGCAATACTAAAGGTCCTTTACTGATTCACGAAAACAACCTTACAGCTTATGCTTACTTTGAATCAAGTAATGGCAGTACTTCGGATGTAATAGAGTTAGAGATTGAAGATTCTATGAATGGGATAGTAACGATTACTTTAGACAAAGAATTTTTACAAGCTAGTACTTCTACTAGTGTTAAAGGTCAAGTTTACATTGGAGTTAATAATGTAGATGGAAATCCTAAATACAATGAAGTAGCTGTATTCAGAGAGTTTACATTTGAAGTAGCAGATGCACTCATTAATAAGATTTCAGCATTTACTAAGATTGAATATATTCGTATGTTTGACCAACTAAAAATGCGTATTGAACAAAGAGTAAGAGATATTGAAGAAGCAATCGCTAACGGTGCAGATTACGTTGCAGAAATGAAATCAGTATTACAAAAAGGTATTGAAACACTCAATGCGATTGTTGCTGATGGTAAAACAGATATTCAATCATTTATTACTCAAGCTACAAGCGATTTAACTAAAGTTAAAGATGATGCTACCGAAGATATAACTACTACTGCTAAAAACGCTAAAACAAGTGTTCAAGATACAGCATCTACAGCGGTAAACAGTATTAACTCTACAGCAGATGAAGCTACACAACATGTAGATGAAAAAGTTACAGAGTTCAATCAAACTGTAGCAGATAACGGTTTTTTATCACCTGAAATGTTAGGCGGGAAACTAGAGGAGTTAGAGTGGCAAAAGTATCAATTGACTAAAGAAGATGGAAGTAGAACATATGTACAAGGATTAAACTTACACGAAGCGCCTCCGGGGCAATATGAATCAACTCAAACAGTGAATGGACCTTTAAAAGAAAATGGAGAACCTGATACTGGCTTTATAGAAGCAGATATAAGTGTTTCTTCTAATGGTAGACGTCTAATAATGGCAACTAGAAGTAGTTTCAATAAAACCTATGTAAAAACACTTCATACTAATGGAACTGATACAGGTTGGAAAGAACTCACGAATAATCAAACTGACACTGGTTGGATTCCTTACAACACTATAAACGGCGTAGAAAAGGATACAATGTTTAAAAATGGTACAGATAATGGTTTTGACTGCGCCTATAGAATCATTAAACAAGGTGACGTTATAACACGAAAACTTAGAGTTAATGCAAGAAATTTAACAAACGGGGTCGTGTTCGCAGAATTACCTAGTCAGTTTGCAAAGAATTATCAAAAATTTGTAGTTGCAACACCAAGAAATAAAACTACTGGAATTGTGGATATTACACCTACTGGAGAATTGAAATTTAATTACTACTATAATACTGCTGATTGGGTAGACACAGATTATATATATGGAGAATTCACATGGCACGATTAGGAGGGATGGAATCAATGTTTAAACAAGTGTATTTATATGATGGAACACCTTATCTAGCATTTAAAGATGAAGAAGGAGAATATCAATATCCAGAAGAAGCATGGACTGAAACGCCACCACCAGATGGTATTTACAGTCCTTTTTATTTTAATGGTAATGAGTGGATTGGTGCTACTCGTGAGGAATGGTTAGATACATTACCTGAAAAAGAACCTGATATTCCTAGTTCACATGATTTTTTAAATGCTCAACTTTTAGCTAATGATTTAGAACACAATTCTAAAATTGAAGATTTACAGCAAGATATTGCAAATTTAACAGCAGAGTTATTAAAAGTACAAGGAGGTATGACTGATGTTCGCGACTCTTAAACGTTTGTACGACTTAAAACTATTTGATAAACAAAAGATTTTTGAAAGTGTTAAATGCAATTGGATAACTAAAGAAGAATACAAAGAAATTACTGGTGAAGATTATCCAGAACAACCACAGGTTTAGGCTTGTGGTTTTTATTTAGATGGAAGTAGGTGAAACGGTGAGTGATGAAGGGACTAAAGATATCGAGCGACGGGTCGGTATTTTAGAGGACAAAGACAGATATAACGATAGTAGATTTAGAAGTATTGAAAATACGATGAAGGAAGATAGAAAAGAAATCAATGAATCTATAGAAAAACTTCATAACTCATTAAAAGAAATAGAAAAGGGGCAACATACCCAAGAATTAACTAATATGAAAATGAACTATACTTTGGACTCTATCAACAGAGAAAGAGAATCAGAGAAACAGAACAAAGAAGAAAGCAAAAAGCAGTTTAATCAACTTAAATGGTTAATACTTGGAACCATATTTTCTATTATAGGCACATTTGTATGGACTTCTATAAAAATGTGGCTAGGTATGTAGTTATAGAAAGGGGTGAGATCTATGCTAAAATTTTTTAGTAATTCAATAGTATTCGGTGCTAGTTTTTGGGAATGTTTCTGGTTTGGTAATTGTAAATAATTAGTATGAGAAGTCGGCACATTGTGCCGGCTTTTTATTATGCACAACGACAGGTAAATATATTTCTCGATGCAACACAGGGCGTTTCTCAGCGTCCTGTTTTTATTATAAATGGAGGTTTTTAGATGAAGAATATTAACTGGAAAATACGTTTCAAAAAGAAATCATTTTGGGTAGCTATCGTTTCGGCGGTAGTCCTTTTTATTAACAATGTAACACAAGCAATTGGAATAGATTACACAGGACAGTTAGAACAATTTAGTAATGGTATTAATGGATTATTAGCCTTATTAGTCACATTCGGAGTAATAAACGACCCTACTACTAAAGGGATGAAAGACAGTGGTATTGCAAAAACTTATTCAAAACCACGTGATGAAAATGAATGGCCGGTTGAATACCAAAACAATAAGCACGATGTGGAAGAAGATGAAGATATTAAACAACAGATTGGAATTATGAAACCACAAGAATATGACACATCTCAACCATTCACTGATGATAATGACGAAGTAACTTTTGATGTTGCAGATTATGAATACGATGAAGAATTACCACTAGGCGCAAGCAGATACCACGATGATGAAGTATTGAAAGTGAGTGATGAAGATGACAGCAAATCTAACTGAAAAAGAAGCTATAACATATATCAATTCGTTAGAAGGTAAGGGGTGGGATTTTGATAATGCTTATGGTTGGCAATGCTTTGATTTAGTTAATTTTTATTGGTACAAACTATTTGGACACGGTCTCAAAGGTGCAGGCGCAGCTGATATTCCTAACGTTAACAATTTTAAAGGTGAAGCTGATGTTTATAATAACACCCCAGAATTCAAAGCCCAAGCTGGAGATGTTGTTGTTTTCAATAGAAATTATGGTGGAGGATATGGTCATGTTGCTATTGTGACTAATGGTAACCAAGATGGTAATTATATGAAATTTGTTAGTCTAGATCAAAATTGGTATGGCGGAGGTCTAGCTAAGACTGAGGTTGCCCAACGAATTATTCACAACTACGATTTCCCTCAAATTTTCATTCGTCCCAAATTCAAATCTGAAAATAATGCTAAGAAATCAAATCAATCAGCAACGACACCAACTGCTAAAAAGAAAACGACTGCTAAGAAGAAAAAAGAAACTATAACTGTATCAACTCAACGTATTAATTACACAATGGATAAAAGAGGCTATAAACCTAAATATGTAGTAATCCATAACGATGCAGGTAGTTCTAGTGGTAAACAATATCAAAACTTTTTAGCTAACGCTGGCTATAATAGATTTGCTAACGGTATAGCACATGCTTATGCAAGCAAAGGTTATGTTTGGGAAGGTATATCGGAAGATAGAGTAGCTTGGCACACAGGTGACGGCACTCATAAAGGAACAGGTAACCACGAAGCTTATGGTATTGAAGTGTGTCAGTCTATGAGCGCAAGTGATAAAGAATTTCTTGAAAACGAGCAAACAGTATTTCAATTTATAGCAGAGAAACTTCAAAAATGGGGATTGAAAGCAAACAGAAATACAATCAAATTACATGATGAGCACGTTTCTACATCTTGTCCACATAGGAGTTATAAATTACATGCTGGTGTAGATCCCATAACTTATGGACGTCCTAGTCAAGCACAGAGATTGAAATTAAAAGATTACTTTATTAAACAAATACGAGCTTATATGGACGGTAAAGTTCCTACTGCAACAGTAGTTAAGGGAACAAGTGCATCAAGTAATACAAAATCAACTGTAGCTGGCGCATGGAAGAAAAATAGTTATGGAACTTATTACATGAGTGAATCAGCAACATTTACAAATGGTAATCAATCAATAGTTGCTAGAACTGTTGGACCATTTAGAAGTTGCCCTTACGCTTATGACTTCCAACCTGGTGGATATACTCCTTATGATGAGGTTATGCTACAAGATGGTCATGTATGGATTGGTTATGATTGGAAAGGTAAACGTTACTATTTACCGATACGTACATGGAACGGAGTAGCTCCTCCTAACCATTCAGTAGGTTCATTATGGGGAACTATTAGCTAACCTATGCTATAATATAAGTATAGTTAATAAGTGATTACTATGATTTCTTGGCAACAC